ACCTGCTTCAACAATCAACTGATAAGGTAAGGACTTATCATAATTACCAAAATCCCCAGCAAAATAGTTACCATCGTCACCTTGATCCAACAATCTCCTGTATAACCTAGTCCAATCTTGTCCATGTGGATTTATACCTATTGAAATTTCCAATTCAGTACAATTTGAATATATATAACCCAAGAAACCTCCAAAGTATTTACGAATTAATATATTCCAGGCAAAATCAGAACACATAAACATTCTAGTTTTCCTTTGTAGTACTTTTTCCATAGGCCTTAACTCATCCTTTAACAGATCATTAACAAATACAACTGGAATTTCACCTTTATTTAATTGATCTTCTAATTCGTTAATTCTCTGCTCAACAACCGGTTTAATCTCATAATAAGTAACACTCTTATCAGTTTTAACATCAACCAGCCATTTCTTACCTGATTCTGTCTTCGGTCTATGCCATATAAAAGGATATCCTTCGGAAGTATTCATTGCTAGACCATTTAATCCAATCTCATGATTACCATTGATTGCATCATAGAGTGATAATTTCTTAAACTTCATGAATTCACCAGCTGGTAAAGACGTTAAATGATCAAGCAGTGAAACTGAGGCTTCTTTCAACTTATCATAAGGTATAAAATCACAATATGATTGAAACTGTTTACTTACTTGTATTGCCATTGGGTCAATTCCATCCTTTGTTTTATGCATAATTGCTGGAGCATACTCTAATAAAGATGAATATTTCATAGTAACATAATCGTAAGCTCTAGTTTTAACTATATTAGACTTAGTTGGATATCTTGCAGCAAATTTTCCTTCAAGTATTGCCAACGGATTAACAAATCTTGCTTCGTATTCTTCATATCGTGGGTGATTATATGCCGTAGTAAAAGTTACTGATTCTGCCTCCAGAATATGCTCTATAGGAGTTGGGAGAGGCCCCGGATCTAAAATCCGTATATCCGCCTGAAGTACCATTGATCCGATACTCTTAATTGAACTAGCTGCTTGATGAATCCCAATGATTTTCATTTGAGTTCCATTTGTAACAGCTTGTACGATTATTTTCCCACAATCTCCCTTTTGAGTATACTTTGGATATTCTAAACAAACACCAGGATCATACATTGTCTTTGTCATTTCTCCATTAACCAATCTGGACATTGGATATTTGGCTTGTTTCCTGTAAGTTATAGATGGTAAATCTATTAATTGTGTTGCAAAAATCTCTCTAAGTGATCTGTCATAATCATAATCCATTACAGCTGAAGATATTCCAGCTAACCACGCTGAATTTTGCGATACTTCTTCCTCTGAATGGGGAAAAAATTTAACAATATTTGGAAATTCACATACATGATTAGGAAATATAATCATAGCTATATCTTTGGTGGGATGATATCTTATAACTAATTTAGATAATGGACCACTCCATATCAATTTCTGACGTCTATCTCCGGTACCTATAACAGAAACCATATGATCTTGACTATATGGCATCATATTTTCCAAAGTATGTCGCGTTGTGATTGCATTTCTTCCGCCAACAAAAATCATTTGATTTCTAATATGAGCACACCAAATAATTGCCATGTTGTTATTAGCAACAGCTGTAGCTGATTTGGTAATATGACATTTTTGTACATCTCCTCCAGATTGTTCACTTATACGACCTCCACCTGGTCCTTTGCGTCCTTTCTTCCATGCTGGTGCTACCATATGCACAGTAGTTCCACCACGTCGAATTGCTTGGGTTTTTCGTGCCTGACGCAAACCAAAATCTCTTCTGTCTCTGGGTAAGGTACTTTCCTCATCAGGAACTTTAGTTCTTTCTCTCATTACAAAACCAGTTAATGCAATAATACCAAAAATACTCAAAGCTACTGGGCCACAATTCTTTTGAATAAATGTGGACCATGTATTTAACATATTGGTCAACTTAACTTTAAGTGATGGAATATCAACTATGGGTCGATTTTGAAAATGAACATCAATATTCTGTCTCAATCCAACAACATGTAAAACTGCTACTCCAATAATAGCTCTTATTCGCGATGTTTTATCTCTAAGAAACTCCTTCATGTTACTCAATGTATCAGAAAAATCCTGATCATTCAAACAAGAAATAGTTTCTATAAAAGACTGTATTTTATTTCGAACTAATTCACTACATGCTGAAAAATACGAAGAAACTGCTGTCCAATAATTGTTTGCACTAATTGTTATGTAAGCTGATAAATCTGATATAATGGGAATATCATCTAATTCGTCAAGATTATCAGTACTCATAAACACATTGCGTAAATTTTCTGGTTGAGTTTGATTAGTATCTTCAGCTGGAATATCACGGACTAAAGCATCAACGCGCTCTCGTAACACTTCAAAATATCTTAACAAATTCTCCGGCACCCTATTTTTAATCTCTTCAACATTGACCTGTTGTTGTAATCTCCGTTCATTGATCATAAATGCTGCATAATGTTCAAGATATCTACTGGCGATCATGGTTACTAGTTTTTCATATGTAACTGGAGTACCTGAAACATCTTGACTATCAACAGTATTTGATTGCTTCAATGTCAGTTTCCATCGTGATTTATCAATTTGAGGAATTGCATCATTTTCTAGACGAGAAGAAGGTTCTAAATCAACGTGAATCACAAAGTGTCTTCGTCTCAACACTGCTCCTACATCTGCAGCACTCTTCTCCATATCATGTGTAAACCCTTTATTACTAGTATATATACAGAATGGTGAAGAAAAGAAAGTATTTGCTTTTTTCTCAAGGGCTGCCATTGGTAACGGACTGGGAGCACAATTTATAACCTTAATCATATCTCCTATCATTTCTTCCCACAAGTCTTGTGACTTTATGGATCCCCAATCGTCAAAAAGACAAACTCGCTGACCACAATAATTTTCCCAATATTGATCACTAGGATTACGAGTGAAAACGTCTACATCAGTAAATTTTGGAAAATTTAGCAATGCAAACACATCTCTCATTAAATCCTTGTACAAATGACTCTTACCCTTCTTTGGGGGTCCAATGAGCCATATACTAACGGGTTCTGGTTTTTGACGCGATGTTGACCTATGACACCCTGCTACATTCTTCAAGGATTCCAACTGTCTCGTAATAAACGATAAAGTCTTCTGAACTGGGGCACTAACTTTAGTCTTAAGATCTGTATTCATAGCTGTACACTCTTCCCATAAGCGTTGAATTTCTAAACTGATGGCTGGTGATGCCACTAAATTATCTTCTTCAAATTTCGCAATTATGTTCCGAGCTTCAGTCAAAGTTCTTTTATATTTCTCTCCATATGTCCTAGCTAATACTACGTCCTCGTAGGTTGTTCCTTGCCACCATGCCAACACATGACACACAACCCATTCTATTATCTTTGGGAAAATTTCAAAAGCTGTTTTAAGACCTTGTAAACCTTTCATAAAATTCACAAATCTTTTAGCGTAATCATCTCCCTTCTTCGAAAATTCAGGGCTACTAAACGGCATCCATGACCATACCATACCAAACAAGGCAAATAATGGATTATTTTCTGAAATATCCCCAACTATATCTTCCAAAGAATTCTCGGGTTGAATTTCATCATTTAACACTCCAAGTTGATTAAAAGATACTTCTCCATTAATCCATTGATAGACCCAAGTTAGTGCGTGTTTAATT